GTATTATCTAGACACTCATGCATGTCTTTGACGCCTATTTTGAGATCGTCAAGTTTTTCTTCTATTTGGTCAACTTTGGTTTCAACTACAGCTACCCGCTCAGGTAGTGCAGCCAGTTGTGCTACCGCGTCTTTAGTGGCCATTGTGGCTGTTTCCTTTTATGTTAAGTCAGGTGCTCGCTCCGAGCCATGTGCCTAAGTGTTCCGAAATGCCTAATGGATACTGCTGTGCCTTTGATAGTATTATTTAGCAGCACTAACTGATTTTACTACACCAAATGTTGATGTTATCACCTTGACTTCTAAATACAGCAGGTGTTAGTTCCACTGTGTTATTTAGTTGATCAACTATGGGCACACCATCTAGATCATTGACCAACAGAGCTACATCATCACCTTGATTTAGAAACACGTCTTCACGCTCTGCATCAAACTGCCAGATCCAGTGGGCGGCTTTGCCTGGTCCTATAGGCAGTCTACCGTTATGCAGTTCAGGATCTTGGATCCAAGTGACGTTTGAGCGCATGCCAATGGCCTGTACCAGGCTGTTGAAATTGGCCTGCTGTCCTAACAGAGTGCTGTCAGTGGTGTCCCGTGAAGGTTGACTTCGGGTTATATCTACAAGAGTAACAATTTGGTATCGTGCCATAATGTATGTATTTAACTCACAGAAATTCAGCCAACAAAAAAGGACCTTGCGGTCCTTTAATGCTTCCCATCCCTAGGAAATTAAATTAAACTGCTGCTAGAGGAAAGCCAGTAACTACTGTAACTGTAGCAGAGCTTAGGTTAACTGGACCTAGACCAGCCGCTGTCTTAGCTTGGATTAGATCTTCTAAGTGTGCTGCAAAAGTTTCTGAATTAGTGCGGTCATATGTATCTGTACCAAAATCACCTTCAACTAGAACAGTGATAATTTGTCCAGCGTTTGAACCAGCGTCAGCACGTAAAGCTGAATACCCAACTACTGTAGCCAGTGTAGCGATTGTGTTTAATACATCTTTAACAGCACCGGTGATACCAAGTTCTGTAGAAGCAAAATTTGTACCGTTAACTGCAAAATCGATATCGAATGCTGCAAGTGCTTTGGTTAGACCGTTTCTTGCTATGTTTCTGTGGCCTGCGTTTGCACCCACGCGAGCTGCTGTGATTTCTGCACCAGCGTTGTCATGAGTTTGTGCTACTGTTGAAATGTCTGCCATGATAAATTCTCCTTAATCAATGACCTCGCTCAGAGGCCGGCAATAATAAAGAATCACCCGATTCTTGTCTAGTATTTAGTCATTTTGGCTAAAATCGTGGTTAATCGGCTCTAAACGGAGTCCAACGATCTCTGGGCACTAGTTTTGAACCACCTGCTACGTAGCCTTCACCGCCTGGCTTGCCGCCTGTGCTAGCAGTGATTTCACCTTCGGCTGCGTCCAGTTCACGGATCACTTCATCTTTAGCTGACATAATTTCTCTTACCAGCTCAAACAGTAGATCCATGACTCCGGGATGACGTTCACTGTGTGCTGCGATCTTCTGAGCTTTGGCAGGAGTTTTTTCCACAAAGCTCATGAACGCTTCTGTGTTGATGTTGTCCAGCTGTTTGGCCTTGCTCTGAGTATTCACAAATGTGTAGATCTCGCTCTGTAGATAGCCCATACCTGCAACAGGAGCCAGAAGGTTATTGATCTTTGGCTGATTCTTGGCCAAAGCTTCTATCTTGGCTAGGTTCTCTGCACCCACAGCTGGTCTATGGCTGACTGCTGTGAGTCCAAACACTTCAAGTGCAGGAGTATTATTAAACAGTTCTGGATCATCAAAGTCTTCTCCACTCTTGTCTCCGAAATAACTGAATACCTTGTGTGCGGCCACGGCCACTTTGGCATCTGCCAATGCTCGCCCTGTGTCACTGTTCACCATCACTGAGTAAGTGGTCTGGTTAGGAGTAAATGAAATCCTGCCATCTGCACCTGTGTAAGATTTACCTGGATGGAACAGAATATCTCCGTAGACATAGCCACGCCAATCTTGAGGAGTAGCTGCTTCGAATATGGGCCACAGTGCTGCCATGTCTGAGGCAAACCTTTCACGCCAGTCTTCACCCTTGCCACGACTCATGATAAACTGTTTGAGTTCTTCTGGGCTAGATGATCGTCCTTCTTCACGACCCCAGTTGTTTTTGCCTACCAATCTAAATTCACCATTGTCTTCACGACCCCAATAGACAGTGGGATTACCATCCCATTTGATTGTGATACTGGTTTTGGGTTTAGCTAGATCTTTCAGGATCTGTATGGCTTTGACTGCACCATCGGATTCAGTGAACACTAGATCTTCAAGGTGGTTGAATTCTCTACCCACCTTCTTGGGAGCAGCAGCTTCTGATTCAGTTAGTATTTCCCAGAATCTCATTGCACTATGTCAATCATTTTGCGCATCCAACCTATGGTTCCTGGTTGATAGCTTTCTACAGCAGCCTTGGCTGGCAGCTCAATGCCCTGCTTGCCTAAGGTTTCTCTAGCACCTGAGACCAGTTCATCGTAGTTGGGTAATTTGATTATGTAGTCTAGAATGTTATCTACACTTTTTACATCTTTGACTGTGGCTGTTTGCCCCAGCAACTGTTTGGCAATAGTATTCCAATCATCGCCACCTGGAAGAGGTTCGTTGGTGTCTGCATGCATGAGTCCAAACTTAGGTGAGTATTTTAGATCCCTGGCTCGAGCTATGGAACTCAGCACGATATGGCGATGTTCGCCTCGGTACTGCCCACGACCTCCAATCAATGATCCCTGTTGAAACTTGGGATTCACTGAAAACATAAAGTCTGCCTGGACAAATCCGTTGACCTGATCTCCTGCGATAGGAGTTTTAAAATGCACACTGTCTCCGCTGAGTTTGACATTGTCTTTGCCAAACTGTGCTATCAATTTAGCTGCAAATTCTTTTTTGTCTACTTCATTGGCATCCACTGATAGATCTAGATCACCCGAACTGTTCAGCTCAAAAGTGCCATCTGGATCTTCTTTGCGACCAGTAGTACCCAACCATTTTACAGGCTTTTTGTCATCTGGATCCAGTTCTTTGGTAAAGTCCAGACCAGTGATCTTTTCTATGTAGTCTATGGTAGCTGCAACATCTTTGGTAGCAATACGCTGTGTTAGTGATTGTTTGTTGGCATCTTTGAATACGTTGCCACCTTCAAATAGTTTATTCATCGTTGATAATTCTCTGGGATTTACGAGATTCTGTGATTTTACGGATACCGCGAGTAAATTTAGCAGCGTCCTGTCCTCGGATGGCGTTGACAAATCTGCGCTCAAGTTCATCTGCTTGTTCTGGAGTATACTGTTTGTGCAGGCTTTCTAGTAGATTAATAGCTGAATTGATGATATTAGTGGCTCTGCTTTCAAACAGAGCATCCTTGTTGCGCACTTCAGCTATTTCATTCAGCTCTTGCAGTATTGACCTAGTTCTAAGTTTCATGAGTGGTTCCGTTGATATTATATTTAACCTTAACCCAAGATTGTTAAAATGATATTATTTACAGAAAAATGTGCGATCGCACAATACCTGACTAAATACTCAGTAGAAACCATAAGAACCTGCATACACTTACAGAGGAAAACAATGAAATACATATCAAACAAGATGCTGATTATCTTGGAACGCTTGAGTGAGATGTTTCCGGACAGCACGTATCAAACTCGCCTAGATCAATATCTAAGCTCTAAAGGCATTACCGATGCCGCACAATTAGAAAATTACATCAACGAATTCAATTACAACAAGGAAAAATATATATGAAAACAGTTCTCAACTACATTTGGTCAATATTTGATTCATTCGGCCGTGCTCGTGCCGCCAGTCATTTGGCTCGCATCGGACAGTATGAAGCAGCTCGACGTGTAATGGCAGAATAATCAGTAAATAAACCATGCGATTGGTTTATATACACGGTGCTAATGCTACCAGCGAAAGCTTCAATCATATTAGAACTAGGCTGGGCAAGGGTCTAGACCTAAACTATGACAGTCGTGATGGATTTGAACACAATCTAGCAGCCATGCAGCAGAGTTTGGCTGGGGTCAACGAGTGTTTTTTCATAGCTCACAGCCTAGGTGGCATATATGCTCTGCATCTCAGCCATCACTTGCCCTCACAGGTACTTGGTGCAGTTACACTAAGCACACCCTATGGTGGGGCCGAAGTAGCGGACTATGCTCAATACTTTTTACCATTCAGCAGGCTCATGCGTGATATTGGTCCCAGCAGCTGGGCCATGCGAGAAGCGGCCAAGATCAAAGTGCAGCATCCTTGGTGCAACGTGGTCACTGTGCAGGGTCGCAGTCCTTTCATAGTTGTGGCCAACGACGGAGTGGTTAGCATTCAAAGCCAACGACATCATGTAGATATGGAACTGATCGATGTTGACTACAATCACTATGAAGTGGTGTTGGCAGAACCCGTGATAGAGATCATCCGTGAACGGATAAACAGAATCAGAAAATAGTTGTTTTTTTCTCGTTAAGCATATATAATAAACTAACAGCGAAAAAGAAGTAGCTGTTAGACACAGACATTACACACAGGAGATTATTATGTCAAACGCATTCGAAACACCAAAACTACCAGAAGTAAAATTCAACAAGAACGGCTACGAAATCCGTACAGATATCTTGGGCATGGCCAAAAGCCTAGTACAAGACGACTTCCACGCCAAATTCCAAGGCTGGGAAATGACTGCTACTCGTGATGAGAAGACTGGTCAGATCGTTAGTACTGTGGAGATGCCAAGTTTCCCAGGTCTAGATAAAGTACTAGAAACCGCCGAAAAGATGTATTCATTTGTTAACAGCGGCGTGAAGAAATAAAAGTACGCTCATAGAGCATTACATAGTGGTAAAAGAAAAGCACCTTCGGGTGCTTTTTCTTTATCTAACGGTGGCTAACTTAAAGAACCGTAGTATCGAAATATACATCCAACCTAGATCAAACTCATACCACTTCTGGCTGAACTTGGCATTGGCACCATCACTGTGATGATTGTTGTGTAGTTCTTCTCCTCCGATCCAGACTGCCCACGGAATGATGTTACGACTGGTGTCTTTGGTATCGGTATTGCGATATCCCCACCAATGACTAACACCATTAACTACACCAGCTGCCCAGAATGGGATCCAGATCATTTGAATACCCCACACTACCAGTCCCCACGGTCCAAACAGCAAAAGGTCTATGACCAGCATTAGTAGAATACCTGAGCGACTGTGTGCGGAGTAAAGGTTGCGTTCGATCCAATCATTGGGGCAGTCTTTGCTCAGCGAATCAACCATGGCTGTGTCTTTGCTGGCTGAATGGTATAGGAATGCTCCTCCGAACAGCACACGCCAAATGCCGTAGATCTGAGGACTATGTGGATCACCTTCTTGGTCTGAACGTTGATGATGTCGGCGATGTATGGCCACCCATTGACGAGTAACCATGCCTGTAGTTAGCCAGAGCCAGGCTCGCATAAAATGGTTAACCGCTGGGTGA